TTTATTGTGTACTCTATCTTAACCTTAAAGTACTCGTAGTTTGTTGTAGAGTTAACTGGTACAAAGCAGAAGAAGCTTCCTTCATCTACGTCTGTGTTGTTTACTGTTAGTACTGTGCCAGAGGTTTCTGTGCCTTTATATATGGTTACAACTGGAGTTGACGTAGGGTCAATAGCTACGCCATTGTAATACGTTTTAAAGCTTATTGGTCCATTTGTACCATAATATATCTCTGGCATGATCTATCTCCTATGAGTAAAACTCTTTTACTTCTGATGGTGTTGCTAGTCTAAATCCCTTTTCAGTATCAAGTATCTTCATTGCTGAAGTCATTGGCATTGATATAAATGGATGCTCTTGAGTAAATTCATACCCATGTGTCTCATAAGACCTATTCATTCTTTCCATCTTTACCAATGTCTTGTCTGATACGTCAATCTCTTCCGCCCCTGCAAAAGCTGGTGCTGGGGGCAATTCTTCTTTTTGAACAGTAGCTAGATTATTTAGTAGCTCATCTGTGACGCCTTCTTCTGCTAATACTGCAAGGATATCCGCCTTGTTCTTTGCTTCCGCTATATCTACGCCATATTCTGTTGCTATCTCTTTTAATTCTGATACTTTTAATGCTTGTAATGACATTGTAACTCCGTTCGTTTATAACAATTATAGCATTTTGCACACTATAAGAGGAAAGGGATCCCCTTAAAGAAGGGGACCCCTTTCCAAACTTTGTCCTAAATTTAAATTATGGACGGTTTGCAGGTAGTGCGTTGTAGCTTCCATTTGAGATGTAAGCTGCTGCACGATCTGGATTATCGTATCCTGCTGCAACCTTGACGTTCTTCACGACAACGAATGCATCTGGATTTTCGATTGCTGTTCCTACACGAAGGAATAGAGTGTACTCAATTGTATCCTTCTTAGGCTTGAACTCACGGTGCACAACGATGTCACGCTTAACACCCACGATAACGTTATCTGGGAATGTTAGGTGGATATCTCCATGTGAACCTGAAGCTCCTGAGTGTGTTCCTGTCTGTACTTCATCAAGAAGTGGAACCTCGACAACTGGAATACCGAATGCGTAAGGGATTACGCCTCCTGGTGCTCCGTTGTTAGCAACAACATCTCCACGGACGATTCCTGAAGCGATATCTTCTGGAGTTCCTGGAATTGTTGTCAAGCTGTATAGGTAATCCTGGATCAAGTTTGAACCTGATAGGAAGCGTAGCTGGTTACGGCGCTGCTTATAGCGACGTGGCATCTTCTTAAGTGCATCGTTAAATACACCCTTTGAAATTGTTGATCCGCCTGCATCTACAACGTGACCTTCGTCCTTTGCGATGTTAACGACACCCTTAAGTGCCTTCAATAGTGGATCAGAGCCTGTTCCAACTCCGTTAAGGACTAGATCCTCAACATCGTTTCCGACCTGTGTAGCCATCATTCTTGCGATGTGGTCTTCTAGGTCTGCGCCCTCAATGCCGTCTTCTAGAGACTCTGAAGAGAGTTCCCAGTCAAGACGTAGCTTCTTGGTAGCAAGAGAAATCTTAGCGAATACAACGCTCTGGTTTGCAGCTGTGTCTGTAGCTTCAGTTGCAACCTTGAGAATTCTTTCGCCAACACCGATCTTGTCAATTTCTTGAATGTCAGAACGCATGCGAATGGTTCTGGCAAACTTTGTGACAACTGTTGCATCGAACATGTAGTCGATGAAACGGTTAGACTGTTCTGGCTTTAGCAAACCACCACGAGCTGAGTCAGCTGCGGATGTACCAAGGTCAGTTGTCTGAATTGCCTTTTCTAATAGTTCATTGCTCATTTTTATTTTCACCTCTCTCTTTATTTGGTCTTAGAGTTCATTGCGGACACCGAGGAATGTTCCGCCCCACTTGCTCTTATTAATGGGTTCATCTTTAGACCCGCCGAGGTCTGCTGACTTCTTGATTGCAGTGTCTGATTCGACTGCATCAATTCTTTTCTCTGTTGCTACAAATCCCTCTTTGAGAGAATTGATAACCTCAGAAATCTCGTTGTACTTCTTGTCAAGCTCAGCAATCTTTGCATCTGATGCCTTAACAAGCTCTTCTACGCTTGTGCGTACTGTGTCAAGACCTGCTGCATTATCTGCTGCAGTCTTTGTGAATGATTCAGTGAAGAATGACTTGAGTTCGTCAATCTTCTTAGAAATGTCAAGCTCTTCAACGGCGACTTCTTGAACGTCTGCTGCTTTTTCAACAACAGTCTCTTCTTCTTTCGCCTCTGGAGCCTCTGCGACAGCTTCTGCTGCGTCAGCTGCTGGGGTCTCTTCAACCACAGCTTCTACTGATTCAACAGCCTCTGCCTGAAGTTCTGTATCTGTCACTTCTGTACCTCCTTCTTTGGCTGCGTTATTTATAACGTCGCCGCTAGATTCACGACGTTCTCCTGAAAAGTCTTCACCTTCAGAATTCTTTTTTAGATACGAATCAACAATTAACTTAATTGATTCTGCTTTATTAACATCATTGCTTTCTACCCAACCAATTGTTTCCATTTCGCAACCGCATGTTTCGCATGAGCATGATGATTCAGTTGATGTTAGTGCAATTGAATCTGTCTTGCACCAATAAATATTTTCTGGAACTACATCCGCTGCAATTCCCTTGATTACTGTTTTTCCATTTACTTTTTCAATTGAAAAAACATTTGCTAATTGATTAGCTGGATTATCGACCAAAGAAAGCTCTACCAGATCGTAATCCTTAATTACTCTTACTGGTGTTTCTTCTCCATCCGCCGATTTCGTAACTTCGACCTCAGAGTCATTAATTGAACCACCAATAGAAAAACCAGATAGAGTGCCATCCAATACTTTTTCCCAAGTATCTGGAGCACCCTTTGAAATGTATGATGTGACATAAACACCCTGATAAACTTTTCCTTCATCTGGATTATAGAAGCTCTTAGGCTCAAATCCGACTACTTTGCCAACTGCTAATGGTTGGTGCATCTCTCTAAGATTTCCACGAAATCTCTTAAATGCATTTACGCTTGCATCTGCAAGGACAATATCTCCGTGAGAATCTACGTTATCTAATGTTGCAAAACCAGAGACAGTTCTCTTTTTTGCATCGACTTTTGAAAAGGGGATATTAAGCTTTACGCTATTCCCGCTTGTTGACCAATTTGCTTTAGAAATTTCCATCGTGTTTAAATAATATCTCTTAGTAGATTAAAATGCAAGTATCTGTTTACTGGTTTTGACGCCCATCACCTTGGGCGTTTCTTCCTTCTCCAGAAATGTCTGGCTGATTAGACTGCCGTTGCTGATCTCTACTTCTATTGCCAGTTGCTTGAGTTGTTTGCTCTGCAGCCGCCTTAGCGTTAAGTTCAACTGGCTGGTCTCCACCAGGTATTCCTTGTAGTCCCATTCTAGCACGAATTTCATTAGGAACCACGACTTTCATACGCAAGTAGCGCTCATCAATCTTAGACTGAGTGTCTTCGTCTGTAAGGGTAAGCTCGTTAAACTTAAGAATAAAAATGTCTGTTTTTTCTGAAATTATCTTGCTTAGTCTCTTCTCAATATTTCTTTGAGCTGGACGACATACCTGCTCTTTAAATGTCTTATCTGCATCACGAGCATTGGCCAAGGAGACGCCTTGTGGCGTTCCAACCTTGTTAATTGGAACTCTGTGAGAGATCAATATTTCATCTCTGTTAGCATTTCTATAGGTGTTAAAAGATGAGTCCTGAATTCCGTTCTCAACCGCATCCATCTTAAACTCTACCTTTGAGTCTGGATTGTCTGCTGGAAGTGGAATATATAGTGATCTATGATTCTTTCCCTTTAGGCCAGTCTGGAAGAACTCAAGCAACTTTCTTTCTGCATCGTTAGAAAGCTTTGCGCCCTTTACGGTAATGATATATCTTGGGACCGCCTTGTTTTCAAAGTAGTCCAGGTTATATCTGGCTGCAAACTCATTTCCAGTCATAGCGCTCTTAGAAGCGATGATATCTGGAACACCATAGTATCCATTTGTTGGTGTATAGTTCTTAAAGTGAATAATTTCATTTGGACGAGCATCTGCTGTTACTGGATTTGGAGATGTTGTATCTCCATAATTTCTAAAGTAGACAGACTGATTTCCAATGATCTGTACGAAGCCATCTCTCAATCTGCGAACACGCATTGATGCTGCTGGAACATGACCAATATAGCCAATCTCTCCAGTATTCTTTCTTCCAATTTCTAGGTATCCGTTACCAGTTGTTTCATAGTCTTTCCACACACGAGAAAGAGTTTCAACAAATGTTTCTTCTTCATTTGTAGATTCGATCCATTCATTTATTGCAATCTTCATTCTTTCAAGCTTACGTCTTGCAAACTCTAGCTTCTTCTCGTCATCGATATCAGCAAGTCTCTCTTTTGTTGCTTCGCTTTCAACAAAGTCATAGCCTAGGCCGACAATGTTTGCAACCTTTGCATTTACTGCAGCATAATGTGGTGCAGAAATTTCATAAATCTTTGCAAGGTAATCTATGTTGTATGGTGGTTGCACTACATCAAGGATGCTATATCCTGTGATCATGAATGGCTCAACAATTGCTGTTGATGCTACTCCGTCACCACGCAAAAACTTTGAGAAGTCTGTTCTTGCAATTCTTTTCTTGAATGCTGTACTTAGACCATCTAGCTTTTTTGTTTTTTCTAAAGGTCTCATGAAAGGATCAGAATACGATTCTTCACTCTTTGAAAAATCAGTACCCAGTTTGATATCAATTTCTTGAATATCGTTATCTTCTACAAACTCAGCGGCCATGGATTAACTTCCTCTGTAAATCTAAACCTTCTCCTATATCATATGGATCTGGTGTAAGTCCCAACTTTAATCTTGTTTCCTGAAGAGAATATTCCTCGTCAGTAACCTTTCTTCTTCCAGCTAAAAATACTGGTCCGCCTTCCTCAATCCCATATGACTTAGCAGCATCTGTTATAGCCTTTATGCTGTCCTTATCACCCTGAGTCGCTGGCACAAGCATGTAGTGACCTTCGTCATCTCCAACCCACTTGCCGTCTGGCATTTCCCAGACATAGACGCCATATTTGGTCTCTTGGACTTCTTTAACTCTTTTATTGTTCATAGTTACATTTTACCATTTTCTGTAGTATCAGGCGGAATTTGTCCGCCATAGTGGACAAATTACTGTGTTGAGTGTACTAATACGTCAACGTTAAAGCCGTTATAGGAATCTGAGCCTATACTTATGGAATCTGAAGAAGAAGCAATATATGGGTTGCTAACTATATTATTGAAATGCTTAGATGCCAATCCTGAAGCATCGTAGTCATAAATAGCAATATTAGAATAGTTACTGTTACTTCCAAGCATAGTGCCAGTCTGTGTTTGGTTAAAGAATAGATCTGCCTGCTTGTTCGAAGAAAATGTTATTAGTACGTGATACCAAATACCGATGTCAAATACATCCGATATTGTAGTAGATGTCTGATTTGTACCATTTACGTAGAATGAGGAGATATTACTTTTTGTCACATTTCCAGCAGCACTCCAAGAAACCCTAGCGTCTCCACAATCTACCAAAGAGGTCTGTCCTAGGCCCATAGGACGGTACATAAACTCTACTGACCTTACATCCCCAGAGTTATATCTAAAGCCCCCAGAAAGCGGTATTATGCCTTTATTAGAGGCATAGTAGAGTACGGATGAGTTTCTTTTTCCAACCAAAAAATTATAGTCTGTTGTTATTTGTCCTATTGAATTATCTGAACCTATTGTTTTAGATTCGTAGCAGATAAAAGATATTCCAGAAAATACTGGATCGTTAATTGTTGTGTCTGAAGATGCCAATGTGACCTTATAATAAAAATAGCCACCAGAAAATCCAGGTATATTAGAATTATTTGTTACTGGATAATACGTAACATCGTCAAAGCTGTACTCAAAGGATGTACCAGAATTATTAAATAGCCACTCAATTTGATTATGGTCTGGGTCAGCAACTGGAGGGAAGAAGTAGTAATCTTTTAAATACCCAGAAGTCTGACCTTCAATCAACTTTATCTCTCTAGAGTCAGTTATATATACATTGGAAAGCTCTGCTGTAGATACATCTTTATTTACTCCATAGATCATGGCATGAGATATTGGCTTTGAGTCTCTAGCCGCCTCAAAATAAATTGGGTTATCCATTACAATGTTTCTATTTATATTATTAGCTAAAACTCTATGCTCTAAGATTTCCGATATATATCTAGATGAAACCTTACCCTTAAAGACCTCAATCTTATCCAAAATAATATAGCCAGAGGTTAGTGTGGATACTAAATCTACATCTATCTCCGCAGCAAACTTAAATGAGGATCCGAGGTCGTAGCTCGCTTTATTTTCTCCATTGATATATAGAGACATTCTATTTTCAGAATAAGATCCTATAATGCTATAAGCTTCACCCATAGAAGGAAGCTTATAGTAAATCTTTTTAATGACGTCAGCAGAGTCTTTGATTGAAAATATTATATTTCCGTCTTTTACTGAAAAGCCAATATCATGAGTTAGGTCATAGAGAAACTTTTGCTCTGTTGAGTATGCATCTGAGAAGAAAGCATAAAAGGATATGAAAAAGTTTTCTTTCTCATAGCTGTATTTCCCTACTCCTAGATTCTTTACTGATATCGAACTTGTTTGAGTAAGCCTTATTGAGCTATTTGAAACCGCTGTTAATGGGGTAGTATACTCAAGCTGCCCAGTACCCTGCTTGATAGCAAGGGCGTTGAAACCGCATGGATTTGAGAAAGTCTGGGCAGGCTGATTAAATACAGCATCTAATATCTTCATATACCAATTATACCATTCTACCCAGTAGCTCTATGCTTGGAGCCACTTCGCTGTCTATAAAGCACTCCTCATATCTTATTCCCAAGCTGTTTAATATATCTGCATAGACAAATACGTCGTAACCCTCTACATACTTTATTGCTTTAACCGACGACATTTTGTCCATAAGCATACAATTTACTAGAGCTGATCCATACTGGCAAACCAGGCTTTCTGATGACATAACAGCTTCAATTTGATCTATCCACCTCATATCTTCAAAGTATGTGATTGAGTATCCAAGGTCTTTCATCAGGTTTTCCATTTCATCTACATACTTATATGGCCTGTCCACTGTCTTTTTCCTTGAAACAAAAAGCTTCTTTCCGCTGATCAAATCCCCTTGGGTAAAAAGCGATCTTATCAGGTTTACGTTCTTCCTCAGTATATGAATTTTTGGAACCTGTAGGAAATGAGATATCTTGTATGAAGAGTTATTATAAAAATATGAAGGGTCGTTAATTAAATAGTTACTATCATCATAATATAAAAATACGCTAGAGAATCTAGAATTAATTAATTCTTCTGGGCTAAGACACAAATATTCTACTCCGACAAAATCAAGGAAATCTTTTATGTGAGATGCGTTTTGCTCTGCTTTAGGACTTCCATAAAT